CTTAGGCCGGGTAGACCGAGGTAGCGCGCTTGACGCGGACGGCCATCATCGGGTCGAGGACCTGGATGCCGTAGAGAGCGTCGAGAGCGACGTAGTTGGTCGCGGTCGCACCGTCGTAGAACATACGAGCGCGAAGGGCAACGCCCGACACCTCGTCAACAACGGTCTCGATCTCTGCGCCACGGCCGTCGCCGGTGCGCGGCAGCGGAGCGAAGGCAAGAGCGAAGGCGTTGCGGTGGAACATGATGTTCCGGTAGTTCGCAGCCTCTTCAACCGCGTCGAGCGCGTCGAAGGTCACGACCGCGTTGTCAGCCACGGCCTTACGCAGGCCCGGGTAGAACGACACGGTGAGGGCGCCCGTTGCGACGGTGCCGGCAGCGGTGAGGATGTAGACGGTGTCGTCGCCAGCGATGGTGAAGGTGTCACCCACGGAGACCGTCTCCGTGCCGGTGCCGCCGTCGAGCGCCATCGAAGTCGAGTTACCCGCGTAGCCGGAAGCGTTGTTCACGGCGAAGACCTTGTCACCCGAACCCGCCGAGGCAGTCACGGTAGAGGCCATCGTCGGGCCGGCAACGTCAGCGTTCTGCGAGACGAAGGTCTCGACGCCGAAGCGCTGGCCGAGCGAACCGCGCATGAGGGCTTCCTGGTTCGCAGTGCCGCCAACGGCGTCAGCGCGATGGAAGATTTCCATGTCGAGGAACGCGGCTTCCATGCCGGTGTCAATCGCGTAGTGGATCATGTTCGGATCCATCGGGACGTTGTTGCCACGGAGGACCTTGCGGGGACCCGTGATGAACGCCGAGGAAGCGGTGCCGGAGATGATCTTCTTGGGGCCGACCTTGGCGCCGAGCGTGTACATGTCCTGGTCGATCTTGTCCGCGAGAGCATAAGCCGCCGGCTTGATGTGCTCGTTGACGATGCGCTCAGAAGTGTAGGCGAGCTCCTTGTCGGTGATCTTGAACTTCACCTCGTTGTGCTGGTCGAGGGAGATCGACACGTTCTGACCCAGGAGGTCCTGAGCAGTCGTACCGGTACCCGCAACGTGAGCCTGCGCGGTGAAGTGAGACGGGCGACGCATGTTGATGGTGTCGCCGATGGAGTTGCCAGCGCCATTGCGCTCGGCTTCCGCACCGCGGTGAACGCGGCCGGCCATACCGAGGGCCTTGTAGAGCTGGATGAGCGCTTCGTTCGCGAAGAACGTCACGTTGTAGTTACCGAGAACGTTGGACATAGTGTCCTCCTTTAGATCTGGTTGCGCTCGTCGCGCGGTTAACTTACGTCAAACCATGCGACGAGCGCAGGAAAGACGCGATGGGACCTTATAGGTCAGATTGTTGTCTGGGTCAAGACCCTTAGTCAACAATCTGGAGCGAAACACCAGCCTTTTCGGCCTGAGCCTTAGCGGCCTGGTACTTCTGCGGATTGCGAGCGTCAGCGCGCGAGATGATCAACTGACCATCGGCACCGCCACCAGCACCACCCTTGGAACCCGCCGCGCCGGCGCCAGAGGAACCCGGGAACCAATGAGGAGCCTTCTCCTTCATCGACTCGAGCCACTCCTTAGCGGAGAGGGGAGACTTGGCATCCTTGCCAAGCAAAGTGGTACCGTCAGAGGCTTTCGCGAGCGGACGGAAATCGGCATCAAGCTGGAACACACCCTTGCCGCGATAGATCGCGTCATCGATTGCGCTGGCATGAAGCCCTACTTCGGACGCGGCCTGGCGGATGAGCCCTTCGACCATCACGTCGCGGATGCGGGAGTTGAGCTGCTCCTTCTCAGTGGACACCTGCGTGAGCAACTGATCCTTCTGAGTGAGCTTGCTTTCCAGATCCTTGCGGAGCGCGTCGGTCCGGCGAGCGAGAACTTCGTCAATCTTGCCTTCGGCAATCAACTTGGTCTCTTCGTCGTTCTTCATGCGCTCAGCGAGCGACTTCAGGACCTTCGGATCAACGCCGTCGAAAGTGGTGTTGAGTTCCTTGATCCGCTCTTCGAGAGTCTTCTTCTCGTTGAGAATGGTGTCACGGTTTTCCTTCAGACCCTTGGTCGCTTCTGCGATTGCGGCGTCCACGAGCGACTTAACCTCCGGGTTAGTCAGATCGATTTTCAGTTCTTCAGACATAGATGCACTCCTGTGCTTTAGGTCGCAGGTTCC